GCACCATCTGCATAAAGCCGTTGCCGCCGCCCATTGCACCGAAAAACGGATTATTCATCGCTCTTTTCCTCCTTGCGCTTCTTGCCCTTCATTTCGCTCACAAGCGCCGCCAGCGCGTCAAACTCTTTACGGGTCACATATTCCGCAGCGGGCGCTTTCTGCGTGTCAGGAGCGCTTGCAAGCCGCTCCACAAGGTCGTACACCTTGAGCGTCGGCTTGCCGCTTGCATCGGCCTGTTTTAGATACACCGCGGGCGCCGTCGAATCCCACAGCGCCACCGCCGCATTGGGCGCGACCATCCAGCTTCTTGCCTCCTGTTCGCCGGATACCCACTGCACGCCGCTCTGCGGCAGGGGATTTTGCGGCATCGGCGGAATGGCCTGCATCTGCTGCTGCCTCAGCTGGGCGAGGTTGTCCTGCATCGGCGGCATATAGGGGTTTCCGTAGTATGGATAGTTCATGCTTCATCCGTCCTTTCCCAGTAATACAAGGGTGTTTCGGCTCCGGAATCCCATGTGTCGTGCCAGTCTCCGTCTATCACGCACACAACATGGGACGCCAGCGCCAGCAGATATGTACCACGCGGGTGATCCATTGCAAAATCACTCACGGAATAGCTGTCCGAACAGTCCTCCGGGATGATATGTCGTGTAAAGCCCAGCTTCTTGAGATACGCGCCCCACACGTTGTTGGCGCTGGGCATATCCGCAAGTGCCAGACCCTGCATACAAAGCTGCACATACGTCTCATGCCATCCCTGCCCCGTGGCGCGGCAGATCGCGCGAACAGGACAGTCTCCCACGTTCTTGCCAGAGGGATTCGGGTTATACCATACGAACATCACGACCACCTCTCTTTACCGCCAGCATACGGCAGATATCGCCGGAAAAAGCGTCAAGAAAAGGGCGAAAAAGTGCGTGTCGTTTTTTGTCGAACGATTTTTCTTGCGTTTCCCGCTTGTGCGCGTTACAATAAAAATACCCCGATCCCTTTCCTGCGTTCCATGTGCAGCAGGAAAGAAAAAAAGACACACCTACACGGTGTGTCTTTTTTCTGCTCTCAGGCCGTCGGCCATTTTTTTGTATGCGGTACGGCGGCGGCGCTTTACGCCGTCAACCGATACGTTCATGCGGAACGCCTGCTCCACGCAGCTTCGTCCCCGCACATCGCATTCCGCGATACACTGTGCCTCCTCCTGCGGCAAGTCAAAAGATTGGATCCACGCGATAGCTCTCTTGGGTGCCATGCTATGCAGCATAGCCCGTATTTCCCGGTGCTCCTGATTCATCCTGCGTTACGCAGGCTTGCGGATCGCCTTGCGGCGGGATGGTGCCATAGGATGGTTGCCCTATCGCCCGTTGCTCCTTTCCTTGATTTACGGTGCTCGCCACCGGTTTTTCAGATCATCCACAGATTTTACCTTCTGCTCCGTTTTCATAATCGCCTCGACGCCCTGTCGCACGTCCTTCTCATCGTAGCCGTGCTCCAGCATCTCCTTATAGATCATCCGCGCCGTCTTTGTGTCGTTCTCCTTCTGCGCCAGATAGAGCAGCTCGCACCAGCGCTTTCTGTTCCCGGCGCTCCTGTCCATACGGTAGATGGCCTTTTCCATCTCGAACATCAGACGCACATTACCGGTTTCGCTGGCAATAGTCCGAGCCAAAGACCACACGTCGCGGCCAAGGTTTGCCACGCTGACGCCAAATATCTTGCTCACAGCGGTCAAAAGCTGCTTGCAAGCGTAAGCGGTGGTATATTTTCCCTCGCCGGTAACGCTGCTGTACATCGTCTGGGTCGCCCGCACAATGTCACCGATGGCATCTGCGTCCATTCGCTCTACGGAGTAGCCTTGCAGGATGGAGATCAGATCCTTTGCATAGGGCAATCTTCCGACCAGCGTAATGTTGCCCTTCAGGTTTCCTTCCAGCAAAACGTTCTTTGCCAGCTCTCCGAAGCTCTCCTCATCTCCGCTGACACCGGTAAGCGCCGCGAAGAAACGCGCCCCATACTTTTTCTCCTTGTCATCGTCGCGCAGCGCGTCAACAAGGGACTGTGCCAGCGAGTTTATAAGATCCGTTACCAACAGCGCACCCACGGAGCGCTTCAACTGCTTCAATGCAGCGCTCCGCTTCTGCATGTTGGTTTCAAAACGCCATGCGTCATAGGAGCGCATCAGGATATTCAGACTTTTCAGCGGCTCACCCATAAAGGACGTGGCCTGCCGCGTCAGCGCGTCGCTGTCCCGCATGATCTGCGTCCGCTGCATGATGCCGTCTACCACCTGCGTTTGGTCGATGACGTCCGTAAACAGCTCCGCCACCTGCCGGTAATACGCATCGCTGCCTACTTCCGTTTTTGTGTCTGCCGCCACCTGCCACTCGCAGGCATTCCAGATCCTGCCCCATGTAATGGCGTCCGCATTGGCAGCGGCCCGGCTGCTCCAGTCGCTCAGTTTGTCCATAACGCTGTCGCTGGAGCCGTACACCTCTCGCGCAATGGTGTACCGGCTTCCCTGGTCAAAGCCGGACGAATCCTTGATGCCTGCAATCGCCGCCCAGTTTCTGGCCTTGTCCCAGCCGTTGCCGTCCGTCACGCCTTTTGCGATGCCTTTCGCCATGTTCTCCGGGTCGAGGATCACCGCCGCCCGGAAAAATGCCGTGGGCTGCTGGATGACCACGCGCCAGTTGGAGCCGACAGCCGCGCCCTTGGTATTGCCCACGATCCGCTCAATGCTTCTGGTGGTGTCGCTGGAATTTTTCACCATGCCGTTCTGCATATCCCGCATCAGATTCCGCCAATACTTCTGTGCCGCGTCTCCGTATACGCCGGACAACACCTGCTGCATATTCCGCCCCGTCAGATTCCCGCTGCTGTCGCGGTACCGATAGTTGTACAGCCGGTTGATATCCTCCATCGGTGCCAGCAGCGTGGCGTATTTGATCATGTCGCTGGCGTTCTGCGCAAACACGTCATACGCACCGCCGATGTCCAGCGCATTGCTGGCGTTGGGAGTTAGCGCCTTTGCGCTGCCCATGTTCTTGATCGACCGTGCGTTATCCGCGTCCTTCTCCACGCTGGAGGCCACTGCATCCTTTGCGGCTTTGATGGGCCAGTAATGCTCCTCCTTGAATTTCCGATAGCCGTACACCTGCATACTGGCGTTGTTGCCCCACTCCGCCAGTTTGGTGCTTGCCAGCTTTTGCAGACCGTTTGCCACCTTGACCTGCTCCGGCGTCAACACAGAGGTGATGGCCTTGATGTCATCCTCCGTCAGCAGAATGTTGTCGTTCCCGCGCGGGATCTCTTTCAGCTTGCCGTCCCGCTTGATCTCCGGCTGCACAATGCCGCCCACCGTCAGATGGTGCATGGCCTGTTCGCCGCGCCGCGCCAGATTGTACAGGTTCATGATCTGGTCGGTGGTCAGCGTCAACTCCACGCCCCGGCCTGTGGTGAAAGTGTGCCGGTCAAAGCGTTTTTTATACACGTTCTTGTCCAAGAACTTTTCCGCCTCGCGCTGCACATCCCTCAGCATCCAGTGCTGCTGATCCTGCGCGTTCCGCAGCGTTCTGTACAGTTGCTTACCTGCATCGCCGTAGGCAGAGAAGAACGTATACGGGTCTGCCATATCCAGAGAAATTTTGCGGTTTCGCCGCTTCCTGCCCATGCTGTCCGCCGCAAATCGCTCCGCCCACTCGCTGGTGCTCTTGTACTTCGCGGAGGAGAGCGTCTTGTCGTAGGTTGTCAGCGTCGTTTCAATGGCACGGATCGCGTTCCACACCGTTTCCAGCTCGGACACGCTCATATCCGCAATGCGCTTGCCGCCCAGCGCGGACAGAGAATCCAGCAGACCGCCGCTTTCCGTCAGCGCCGGGTCTACTACCATATTCCCCTCGTTGTCCAGAATATCATCATAGATCTGCTTGAGCCGGTCTGCCTCCAGCGTCCTTCTGGTGGGGTCGCCGTCCGCGTTCTTCCGCAGCCGCCCGTTTTCGTCGTAGCTGTACGCGCTTTCCAGATTGATATTTTGCAGCAGGCTTGCCACCGCCACACGTAGCTTCTCCGGAATGTGCTGCTTGTCCGTTGGATTCACCAACTTACGGGAGATCGCGCCGGTGTGCCGTGCGATCCGCGCCCGCATCGCCGTTGCTTTCCGTTTTTCGCTGCCCTTCTTGGTCTTCTCGTTGTACTTCTTCCGCAGCGCGTTTACGTCGTCCCGGCGCTTCTGCCGCTCACGGGACAGCATCTCACGCACACGACCGACGGCCTCCTGCTTCTCCAGCGCACGCCTGTCTGCATACGTTTTCTTCTGCCGCACCTGATCGGAAATCATTCCGTCAATGATGTCGTTGGCAATCTCCTGAATGGCTGCATCACGGTAGCTGTCGAAGGGGTTTTCATAGATGGTGTCCATGCTGTCCAGCACGTCACCTATTTGCAGCAGCATGTCCGCCTCGGTATACACGTCGCTGGGGAAATAGCCCTCGCCAAACATCTCCGCCAACTCGCCATACACGGTATCCACAGACGTGCCATTGGACTTGTTCAGTTTCAGCGTTCCCATGTGGCTCTTTCGAAAATCGCCGTAGTTTGCCATGTCCCCGCCGAACTGGATGGTCTGCCGCTTCAAATAGTCCCGAATTTCCAGCAGCTCCGCGCCGTACTCCGTCAGCTCCGTCGTGTTGTCCACGATGGCCTCCGCCACGGCCTTGGCGTGTGGCATCAAATCCTCCATCGTCACGTCCCGCTTCATCACAGCCTTGGCAAGCGCGTCCATCTCGCTTTGCACGTCCGCGTATTTCACATCGCTGCCGTACTCGCGGATGAGATTCTGCCCCAGCTTTTTCACGTCCCGCAGCACCACGGACGGTTCCTTGCTGATGCGCATTTCGCCCTTCAGCTCCTGCACCCGCTGTTTCAGCGCCTCATTCTGCTTGGCCAGCGCGTTTCGCTCCTTCTTGAGTTCCCGCGCCTCGCGCTCCACCTCCGCCGTATTCTTGAGCTGATACCGGAACTTTTCAAGCTCCGATACATACGGTGTCGTTCCATTCTCAAAGTACGCCTTTATGTCGTTGATGACCTTGCTGCTGTGCGTCCCCTTCGGGTATTCCGTGCTGGACACGGTATTCCCGTTGGCGTCATCCAAATCCAGAATGACTTCGCCTCTGTTTTTGCTAATGAAGTCAGCCAGAGAATCAAACTGCGCCTTTGTGGGCATGACCGACAGGTTGATACCGCCGCTTTCCGGGCTGATACGGATATTCCCCTCGCCCATAAACTGTACCATCGCGCCGCTGTAATCGTCCCCGCCGTAATCAAGCCCCAGCGCGCCACGGATATTCCGATGATCTACGGTTCGGTAGCCGCCGGGGCCACCATCATGCCGTCCGGAGAAGTCCAGTTTCGTGCCGTCCGTGGTGATGTACCCGGTCTCGTTCCAGCTGTACGTCTTGCCGAAAAATTCCTTTGCGGATTTTACATGATCTTTTTTCTCCGCCTCCGAGTAAGCTTTCAGCGAAAACCGTATATCCGGGTCGCTGGTTGGGTTGGGATTGTCCACCCGTTTAATCTGCTCTGGAGAAAACGCAATGTAAACTGTATCAGGTGTCCCGTTGTCGTCCATGATCTCATCCGTTGACCTTACAATGATACCATCATGTCCGCCATCTTTTGCCCAACGCTTCAAATCCGAATGCCTTACGTCCGCCTGCCCAGCGGCGCTTCCCCAGCCGCTATCCTCAACAATGAGAGGATTTCGCAGATTCAAATACGCCTCCATTACATAACCACCGCCAAGTTTGCCGGATGCATTTCCAGCATACCCTTGCGCATCTTCCTTGTACGGAGTGAAATAAAATCCCAGATCACCACCTCGAAGCGGGTAATTTTGCTCGATTTTGTCTGGGTCAAATACAGTAAATTCCGCGTCTGTTCCGTGATAGACAGTAAGAAGCCGCCCCTCCGCATCCCGCACCTTGCTGTCCTTGAAAAACTCCTGCTGCTGTTCAGAGAGCTTCCGCCCGGTGCTATCCGTGGATTTCAGTGAAAACTGCGGCTTGACATTCTCGCCATCGGTGAGTATACTGGTACCAGAAGCATTCCCCCGCTGAGCGCCGGAGTTTCCGGAAGAGCCGTTAATTTGGGGAGTGCTTCTTTCTTGCATTTCCCCGATATTGTAGACAATGCTCCCATCCTTACCCAGCGCAACGGAAATGCGCGTTCGATAATACTTTCCGTCAAAATCCATGAAATATGCCGTTCGATAGTTCCAGCCGTCTTTTGCCATGTCACCGTGACGCCCACCAAAGTCAAGGACAGTCTTTCCTCCGCGCTCAGAAACCTTAATGAGTTCGTCGATGTGCGCAGCCGCATTTGCTTTACGTTCAAATGCTTTTTCATCCAGCGTTCGACCATTGTTGTCGTAAATGCTACTCAGCTTCCCGGCAGATTTACTTGTCAGGAGGAGAACATCGCCGTCCTCGGCAATCAGGCGAACATCCTCGTGATTGCGGATTTTGCCGTTGATATAGCTTTCCAGCTGTTCACTCCACGCCTTGGGATCGTTGCCAAATAACACTTGTCTGTCCGCCTGAACGTATTTCATGCCATTGGGGAACTGCTTGATCTGATACTTTGCACCGTCGCCCTCACCGGCGGCGGTTTTTGCTTTCTCCGCCTGCCGCTCCGCCGCGTCAAAGGCCACCTGCCATTGCTTGGCAATGTTTTCCAGCTCGGCAAAGTCCTTGCCGTATGCCTCCTGCGCCGCCATGTCGCGGTATTTGCCGGTGAACGCAGTTTTGACCTTGGCAAGAAACTCCTTCAGGCTGTCCAGCAGCTTCTGCGCCGCCGTCCGGTTTTCCTTGGAGAACTTGGCAAACAGGTCTGCGTCGTCCAGCATATCACCGGCGAAGTCCGCCGCAAGCTCGTCCATCACCTCGTCACGCGTCAGCGTCACGCCCTCCTGCTCCGCCGTCTCCATGTACCGCTCCACGATCTCCGCCTCTGTGTCCGCGCCGTTTTCGCGCATCTTGTACTCCACCGCCGACTGCCGGAACTTCCGGTATTCAGCGGGGGACAAGTCCTGCATCCGGTGGGTGATCTCATGTGCGGTCACGTTCAAAAGCGGATTGTAGCTGTCAGCGGCGATTTGGATGAGATTCTGCTCTTTGATGTACTGGCCGTTGGCTCTGCCGCCAAGCACCTGATCCACGATCTCGATCCGGACGCCCAGCTTCTTGCCCCATGTGTTCAGCGTGGCGGCGGTGTCCTTCTTTGCTGTGATCAGATACCGACTATACTCGTTGTCCGCCAGACCGGCACCCGCCGTGGTTGTCACGGACGCTACCTCCGCGTTCTCCCGTGCCACTTGCGCCCGTGCGTCCTCCAGCCCAGCATTGTACGCCGCGTACCGCTGCTCCGGCGTCAGCATCGCCGCATACTTGCCCTTGGCCTTGTCCGCTTCGATGCCGTTCAGTCCCGCGTTGTACACGCTGGAAAATCCTGCATACAGGGAAGGTGCGTCCTCTGCCGTCCGGCTCATTTCCTGATACGCCTTTTGCCCGTTTTCCAAAAAGCCGCCTACGCGCTTCTCTGCGCGTTTCTGCACAGCAGGGGAGGGAGGTGTAACCCTCTGCGTTTCCTGCGTCACCTCGCGGCTTGCAAGCCCCGCGATGTCACGTTTTACCTGACTGATCGGCTTGTCCGTGTCCAGTTTCACGCCGGTGCGCTGCTCCAGCACCTCCACCGCCACCGGGTCACGGGCGATAGCCGCCGCCTGATTGCCGGTGATGGTCTCGCCCCGCGTCACAGCCTCCACCGCCTCCGCAGACTTTGCGTTCATCTCCGGCGCGGTGTTCTGCTGCACATCTCGGTTGTACTGCGCTTTTGCTGCGCCATACGCTACACGGTTGGCAAGGGTATTCACGCCCATTGTGCCGCCGGACAGCAATCCGCCGACGATAGCGCCTCCAGCAAACTCTTCGGCAGCGGTTCCCGGATCAAAAATCGCGTTTTCGTTTACGCCAAAATACGGATTATCGGCATCATATACCGCATTTTGCAGGGACCGGTCGATGATGCCCTGCAGCACCTCCTCCTTGCCTTCGTCCAGCATGGTGTTCACCAGCGTCCGCCACGCCGCCTGGTTTGCCACCTTTCCTGGCAGGTTTTGGATACCGCCGCTGATCTCGATCTCCGACCCCAGCAGCGCGTTCCCGATGGCGTACAGCGCGGCCCGTTTATCATCTACGCCCTCCGTCTTTGCGTCGTTGTAGCTGTGAGAAAAGATCTGCGCCGCGCTGGAGAGATAGTTGGGGTCCTTGGCCCGTGCCGCCGCCACATTCTTCAGCGTCTGCACCAGCGCGGGGGAACTCTTGGCCGCCGTCTGCGTTGCCAATGTGCCAGCCTTTGCCGCCGCGCTGGTGCCGCCGGAGGCGAAGGCGATGGCCAGCGAGGGCAGCGCCTCCACCGCAGACGCCAACAGATTCTCCCCCTTCTCCGCATACTGTCCGCCCTTGGCGGTGTTTTCCGCGTACTTCTGCTGCAGCCCCTCCTGTTCGAGAGCGATATTCTCGTCCCATGCGTTGAAAAAACCGCGCTCGTTCATCGGTGCGATATTTCCAAACAGCGCGTTCCAGCCCTTGGCCACCGTGCGCTCACCAAAGGCCAGCGGCGTGGTCACATCTCGTGCGATAGCCGAAAGACCCATGCCTCCCGCTTTCAGCAGGCCCTTTCCATAGTTGTACCCCTTGTTGGCCTGCTTGTCCGCACCATAATTCCCCGCGCCAAGGGCGGAAATATTGTAGTCGTTTTGCTTTTTGGAGCTGAAATATTCCTTGTTGGCCTGCATTGAAGCCTTGTCCGTATGCCATGCAACGCCGTCAGAGGAGCCTTTGCTCGTATCAACACCGACATATGTGGCCTTTGGGCCGCGCTTATCCTGCGCTGCAGTGGGGCCAAGCGTTCCGGTATATGTTACTTTTCGCTTTTTCCCGTTTCGTTCGGTATTCCCAACGTAAGTTACCTTCATACGGCCTCCTAATCAGAAACGTTAAAGCCCATTTTCTTAATATCCTGTTTTTGTTTCGGGCTAAGATCATCCCACACAGATTCTACCAACTGCGCCGCCCCCTCAGCATCCCCGGCATACAGCCGCCCACTTATTGTCCTCTGTATGTCGCTGAAAGAAGCAACGCCGCTGCCTGTCGCCTTTACCTTGTTGCCGGAATTTTCGATGCGCGGCCCGGTCCCTGCGGTAAAATCAAATTGATAATCCGCAGACTTGTTCTTCGCTGCCTTCTGCGCGTTATAATCAGCCAAGCTGTCCCTGTACCGGTCATATTCGTCGTTGGCCAGATTGCGGTACAGGTTGGCGTTGTCCAGCAAATCGCTTCGATCCTGCGAGTACATCTGCCGCGCTACCTCCTCCAGCTGTGCCATGTACTGGTTGTACTGCTGCTGCGCCGCCGTGGCGGCATAGCTGGAGGCAAGGCCGCCGGTGCGGCTGGCCACCTGCCCAAGAACGTCCTGCATGCTCATCCGCCCGTTATTCCCGTACCGGTCAGCCAACGCCTGATACTGACTGCCCTTTGTCCAGTCATCGTAGTTCATGCTGATCAGCTGTTTGGCCAACTCATTCAGCGTGTCCATGTACTCGCTGTTGTAGGTGGGCAGCTCGTCAATGCTGGTGGGGAGGGTTACCTGCTGATTCGATCCGTAAGATCCGCCGCTGGATGCCCCGCCTCTGCCGGTATCCGTCGGCAAGAAGGAAATGCCTGCGCCGCCACGGATCGCCCCGGCAAGAACAGCATCCGGGGAAAGCCCGCTCGGTGTTCGCGGAATAGCGCCGGTAATCGCCCCAGTTACCGCTGCGGTCGGTCCCGTGGTTGAATAGTTCCGAGGTGCCGCACCGGAAACAGCCCCTGCAATGCTTGGCGTGGGCGTTATGGTGCTCCGGGAGCCGTTGATGTTGCCAATGTTGTAGGGGCCGACCCCCCAAGATTTCTCAATGGCATTTGCCAAAGACGGCAGTGTGGTTTTTTTCTTCCCAATATCGTCGTATTTTTTTCTGATATCCATTATGTGCCCTCCGTGTTGTTGTTTTCCAGTGCCGTCACGCGCTGTTCCAGTGCCGTCACGCGGCCAGCCAGCGCAGTTTGGTCATTGCTCAGTGTCGTAACGCTTTGCAGCAGCGCCGATATACTGGCGCTATGACTGTTGACCGTGCTCTGCAATGCCGACACCGTGCCCTGCAGCGCCAGCAGCAGCGTATACGTTTCTGCGCTGGACACGCCTGCGGCGCTGACGTTCTTTGTCATGTTGCCCACGGCCCATTCTGTCCGTTGGCACATGTACTTAATGTAAGCAGACAGTTTACCGATTGCCTTTTCCGTGTCTTTGGGCATCGCATTCAGGCTTTCGGGGAATACGATCATTTCACATCACTCCCCACTATAAATTCTCTCGTAATGCCAAGGATCGTACACGGCCCGCTGCCCTCCATCCGCAATTCAAATTTGTCGCACCGGTTGGCCGACAGGCGCATCGTGCTTACGTTAAAATCCCGTCCGACTACGCGCCCGCACTCCTGCCACGGCTTTCCGTCGCAGCGGACTTTGGCGATCATATAGCTACCCTGCGGAAGTTCCATGCGGATCATGATCTTGGAATACGCTTTTTTCCCGTTCAACATTTCGTACATGGGTGCAAATTGCAGCATCCATGGCTGTGTCTGCGGCGTATCCGCGCTGTCCAGCAGCCGCACATTGCCGTCGCCGTCCAGCATGTACAGGGTCTTGCCGATGCGGGCAAAGTCCACAGCTTCGGTATCGTCCTCCAATACCCATATGCCGGTCTTGGTTTCATACACCATCAGTCTGTATGCCGCGCCGTCCTTTACGCTCAGATAGTAGCTGTCGCCGTCGTTGCCGCCCACCGCATCGGTAAATTCTTTTTCTCCGAAGTTCTCACTGATCAGCGTTGGCGTACCGCCGGAATAGGCGTACACCCCATGCGGCCCCTTATAAAACAGCGTGTCGTTGATGACCTGCTGGCTTTTATGGCAGCCGCTTTGCAGGCCCTCCATTTCGTAGGTGTACATGGCGTATTCCGCCGGATAGCCTCCCAGCATTTTGTGCAGCTTGGTTTCCTTCCAGAACAGAACGGAAGAACTCAGCTTGCAGCAGCCTGTGAACTGGCCGTCTGTACCAACCGCCAGCGCGTAGGAATCCGTGGACACACCCTCGTACACAAAGAAGTTGGTAGGGTCGCCCAAAGCGCTGGCATAAATGGTCTGCGTCGTGTTGTCGCAGCCCCACAGGCGGTTTTCGCTCTCACAGATAAAGTCGAGGTCAGGAATTTTCCGTTCCAGCTTGATGGCGGTACTGGCTTCCGTGGCCTCCGTGAAGGTGTTGTCCGCAACGGTGATCTCAGTGGCCGTCACGGATTTAATGACAATATCCTTGTTGTTCTCCGTCTTGGTCGTGCAGCCGGAGATCGTAATACCGTCTCCCGCCTTGAACTTTGTGGTCAGGTTTGTCCACCCGGCCACCGTCATTTTGTTCTTGGTGAACGTGGCCTTGCTTCCCGTCAAAGATGCTGCCAACGGCTTCACGCTGCGGCTGGTGATGTCTAAATACACCTTGTCCGGCCAAATCACCATTTTTGTATTGACCACGGCAAACTGCTTTTTCCCGGCAGTCACCGTGCCCACGACCCGTCCGTCGTACAGCAGGGACGTGCCCTGCACCGCTACCAGTTTATCCCACGCCGTCAGAGCGGTCACATTCTGGTACGCCGTCTGCTTTACACGGCCCTTTCGGGTCGTGATGTAGGGCCAGCGTCTGGCGGACAGATTCAGGCTGTCCCGCAAATCGCCGTCCCTAAGATTATCTGACCAGTTGATGCCCCGCATCTGCACGATCTCCATTTTGTTGGGGCTCATGTTGTAGGGAAGTTCGGGAATACGCATCACATCACCTGCACATTTCCGCTGTATGCGGGGCAGTGCTGCCGACGCCACCATGCGATGGCTTCATTCAGCGCCTCGTCATAAACCACCTTGTCGTTGCCATACATGGCCGTCTCGTTGTTGTAGTAGTCCACCTGACAACAGAGATACAGCACATACAGCCGGTCGTAAGGAGACGGGAGCAAAAGCTCCCGCTCCTCCGCCGGCCAATCGTACACGCGCGGTTTTGCATCAAGCCGTTCCGCGAGTTGCCCGTCCAGCTCCATCACCCACGCAGCCTTTTGTTCGTCGCTGATGGTGTTAGGCCGTAGCTCGTCCACCCGTGAAATTGCCAACGTAATGGTCATTTATACCTCCTATACCCCCAGCAGCTTGCCCCAGGTGCCCTTACCGGCGATGCCGTCCGCACCCAGCTTATAGGCGGTCTGGAACTTCTTCAGCGCCGCCTCGGTGCCCGCGCCGAAGTCGCCGTCCGCACCGACAGCGCCGCAGCTGTAGCCATAGGCGATCAATGCCGCCTGCAGCGTCTTGACATCCGCGCCGGTCATACCCCGGCGCAGCACCCGCACCTGCATAGCCACCGTCTCCACCTGCACGGGCACCGGCTCCGGGGTGTTCTCCCCCGGCACAAACTCGACACCCAGCGCCGCGCACAGGCCCTTGGCGATGGTCTCGCCGATAACCGTGGCGTTGGCGATGATCCACTGTGCAACACTGGGGACATCGTGGAAATCCACCTCGATATACACCGTGGGCGCGGCGGGATACTTCACCTCGTACAACGCAGGGTACGCCCGGATGACGTCCGGCGCACCCGGCGTCAGTGGCCCCAGCACATCCAGCACCGCCTTGCAGGCCTTGTACCCGGCGCTGTTTTTGTCGATGATGTAGTTGCCCTTGGCGTCCTTGGTGTTGCTGTAGCAAAACAGGTGTGTGCCGGTGGCCTTGCCGTTGGCGGCGTTGGTGTGGATGGGCACATGCAGGTCGGCCTTAAAGCGGTTGGACGCCGCCACACGGTTGGCCATGGTGTCGTACTGTCCCACCATCACCTCCACGCCGGAGCGCTCCAGCGCCGCCTTACACGCCGCCGCAATGCGCCCGCACTGGATGGCCTCGGTGGTGTCACCCACCGCGTATGTGTTGCGCCTCTGGTCGCTGGGGGACAGATACACCCGCTTAACCATCGTTCTTCGCCTCCTTGTTGTAGGTGGCCGTGCTGATGCACAGCACCGCGCCAAGGAACGTGTCCACGGCGGTGATGGTGGTCACCACCTCGTCGGCATACGGCCACGCCCACACTGCCGCCAGCGCCGCGTACAGGGTAGCCACGGCGGGCAGCACGATGATGACCAGCCATTTCAGCACATCATAGACCTTGTTGTTCAGCTTCATAATTGCATTCCTTTCCGGCCTGTCGGCCTGTCAAATTTTGCGGATCGGCAGCTTCCGCACTTCCTCCATGACGCGCTTTGCGCTGCCGTTGCCGCCCATTTTTTCATAGGGGGTGTACAGATAATCGTTGAGATTCTCGTACTCGTCCTGCGTGATGTACCCGCGGTCGACGTACACCATACCCAGATGTATGATGCGGTCGTGAGCCAGCCCCACCAGCATCTTTCGCTCGGCGTCGCCTTTGTCGACGCGCTTGGCCACCACGGCCCATAGGCCGCTGCTGGTCAGCACCGCCACCACGAGCGGCACTGCCACCTGTGTCCAGACATCCATCCTCGTCACCCCCTTAATTAAAATTCCGCGCTGTTGACGTAGTAGGTGACGCCGCCCACCGTGATCGTGCTCTGGGTAGGATCGACGCGCATGACAGGGCGGCAGTCCGCCGCTTTAGCCGGGCGCGCCGCCTCCGTGACGTACAGCTGCAGGTATCGCTGGCACTGCCATAGCGTCCGAGCATAGTCCCCAGCGTCGTTGATCACCCAGTTCCCCGCCGCATTTTTCCGCGCCAACGTCTGGGCGTCGCCCAACTCCAGCTTGGCCGCGACAAGGTGCAGCTGCCCGCCCGCGCTGGTCTTAAGCCGAGCATTCAGCATCCCATTGATCGCCAGCAGGTAAAATACATTATCCTCATTGCAGTAAGATGCAGCGCTGGCGGGCAGCGTCTCCGGCAGCGTGGACGTTCTGGCAAACAACGTTCCCTGCGTATTGATGGCGGAAAAGGTCACCGACTGCCCGAGCAGCGTGTCCGGATTCTCGATGCGCTGCTGCGCATACGGCACCGTGGTCGCGTCGGTGCCAGTGAGATACAGACCCAGGGTCGTCAGCTGCATCCGCACGGCATCGTTGGTGCCCTTCCAGCAGTCCGGGCCGTAGACCGCGCCGTTGTAGATCGTCTGTCCACGTTGATTGACCCGGACGGAGGGCCGCCAATCCGAGTTGATCAGTAGGTTCTCACCGACCGCCGGGGCCAGCGTGGAGATGACGTTGTTCGTGATACCAATGTTGTAACCCGGCGTCAGCGCGTGCTGCATGGTTCCTATGCTGGCCAGCAGCGCGCACCACTGGTCATAGGTGCCGGTGTAGCCCCCACGCTTGGCCTCGCCATAGGACGAGACGAGGCCAAGATTAAGAGTAGGTGTGCTCATATTATCTCTCCTCTCCTTCAAATTCCCACCTTGACCGTCCCCGTCACGTCAGGCGGGTAGTCTCCGGTGACGGCCAGCTCCGTGTGGACGGGGCAGCTTGGCAGCGTCCCCAGCGTCACCGTCTCCGTGGCGGGCGCAGCCAGCGTATACCAGACGGTCATAGGCGTCCCGGCGGAAGCCTGCGCCGCCAGAAACGCCTTCCATGCGTCCGTGCCGTCCGGCGGGTCGCCCCATCGGACTCGGACAGTCCGCCAGACGATCCCACAGCCCTGCCTGGTCTGGTTGTTTGAGATAAGCGCTTGTGGATAATGCGTGCAGGAGCTATCCGATACAGCGCTATCCACGGCACCCGGCATAGCGGGAGATTGATAATACCAGTCCGCCTTGTCCTCCCTCAAACCGCCTATTGTCCAGTTTTCCGTGCCGGCAAACTGCACGACCCCCACTCGCCGGGTCAATTTCCACTGCCCGCCGCCGACGTATTCCAGCGTGTCGCGGATGTCGCTGCCGGGTATGGCTCGCAGGGTTGGCAGCGTCACGGTGGTGGGTGTGGTGCCCGTCCGTCCGCTGGCCGTCAGGCTGCCCTCGGACGCCACCAGCGGCACCGGTGTGGAGGGGGTGGGCGTGCCGTCCTGCTTCCCCTTGCCGGTGGCCACAACACCCATCACGTCGTCATAGGTGCCATCCCAGCTGGCAGGCGCGGCCTTGGTCACATCCTCGTAGCCCGCTACCAGCTGCGCGCCCCGGTAAAGCTTCCCGGGCTTATACGCGCCCCGGTAAACCGCGGCGGGCTTTGCTCCTCGATGTAGCATCTCTCAGCTCCCCTCCGGAAACACGCCGTACCAGCTGTCGGCGTCTATCGTACCCGCCGCCACCGCCGCGTCGTAGGCCGCCTGCGTCATTTTTGTGATGCCCGGGTCGCCCTGCGGGCCTGCGGGGCCTTGGGTGCCCTGCTCTCCCCGCGGCCCCTGCGCGCCGGTGTCTCCTGTGTCGCCCTTGGGGCCGGCAGGCCCCGTCACCTTACCGATATCTACGCTAACACCGGAATCTAACGTATAGATCAGGTGTCCATCTGTGCCGAGGGAGAAGCTGGGCGGCGTGTCGCCGGTGTAGAATAGACGCAGCTCGCCAGTGTCTGCATCTACGTCAAACCCGTACAACCCGTCCGCTACGATGGTGGAGCCGTCCTTGCCGTTCAGGCCGTCCGCCCCTACGGCGTAAACGCCCGTGTCGACATACTTGTTTTCCGTCGGGTTCCAGACATACCAATTTTTGTTGCTGCCGATATAAGGCGTCCTTACGATGCTGTTTGCCGCGTTTGCAGCGGATGTCGCCGCAGCGCTTGAACTTTCGGCTGCCGCTGCAGCGCTGTTTTTTGCCTGACTTGCGCTACCAGCCGCGCTGCTGGCACTGGATGCGGCCTCTCCGGCAGCAGACCGTGCATCCTGTATGTCGTCCAAGATCGTATCAATCTGGCGTTGCAGCTGCTCCGCCTGCGACGCCGGAACATCCTGATTTACTTCCTCAGTCTCATTCCAGTTGCTTTCCTCGACCTTAAATGTTCCATAGGCCGCCATCGTGGCGCGTGTTTCCTTTTTTGCGGACGTTGCGGCGCCCTTAATTGCAACCGCCATTCTGCCTGCGTACTTTTTGGCATCGACCGGCACCGTCACCAGATACACATTCGTTTTTCCGGTTTCCAGCAAATTGGCCGTCAAAAGCGTCTGCACGACGTTTTCACCCAAAGCATCGCAGAACTGCACCGTTTTCGTCAGTCCTGTCCACATGGGAGAAAACTCCATGCGCAAAACCACATCATTATGGCTGCCAGCTGCGCCGATCAACACCTTATCCCCGATGATATACTCATTCTGTATCTTCAAAGGGATCGTTCGTGTCATACACATCTCCTTTCCGCTGAAAAACGGCACAGCAAGCCGGGAAAATTGCGTTCTCCTGCGCTTGCTGCGCCGTGTCACAGCTGTTTTTTGTGTCTCGCGGTAGTATGCAGTTGTCAGTTCAGCTGCGCCTTGACCGCCTCGTACTCGCGGGTCTTCTGCTCCAGCAGCTCCGCCGTGGCCGCATCCTGCGCCATAGACCGCCGGATGATGTTGTAGACCTCCCGGGGGATGCGCACATGCTTGCCGCGCTGAATGCGGTACACCTTGCCGTTCCAGCCTACCACGATATCGTCTTTGTACTTGTCGTCGTCCTTGAACGCCCAGAAGGGAACCATGCCGTCCTGCTCCGCGTCTCCTGCGGCCATGCCCTGCATGACGGCCTCCGCCGCCTTGGCGGCCTCCTTGGCCTCCTTGGCTTCCTTTTTGGCCTGCTCCAGCGCCTCGTTGGCGGCGGCCAAGGCCTTTTCCATTTCCTCCGGCGTCCTCTGCTTATTCGCCATTATGTACCTCCTATCAGTTCATCATACCGCTTTCGAATGTAGAAGCGGATTCGATGCGCACCATGTACTGCTCGACCAGCCGCTCCGCGACCTTGGTCAGCTTCCAACCGGCGGTAGCGCGCTGATTCAGCGGGTCTGCCGTACCGGAGGAGCCCAGCTGCTTGACGATGTGCTGCAGGCCGCCGCCCTCCAGCTCGGTCACACCGTAGGCGTCAGACCCGACGATCAGCGTGGAGTACACGTCGCGTCCCTTTGCACCGCCCTCGCCGGGATAGATCACGGTAGACGCGGTAGGCACTGTGGAAGGGGTATTCTTCACGGTGACAGTGGCAGCACCGGAAGCTCCGGACGCGGCAGATTCCACCTCCATCAGCTCGTTGCCAACAAGGATGTCACGCCCGGTCAGAGCCGCGGCCTGATTGGTGCTCAGCGCCTCGTTGACGGTGATGACCTTGCCGGATGCGCTCTTGACGGTCAGCGTCCGCGCAGCGGCATTGCTGCCGTCTGCGATGACCAGATCGGCGGCGTGGAAAATTTTCGCTTCGGTGGTCTCCACAAAGCGAACGCCCTCGATCTTGCCGATCTCGCCCTCGTAAATACCGTCGGGGTCGGAGTAGGTCTTAACGTCGACCCACTTCTTATCGGACATCAGGTCGTAAGCCGTGTCGGGGTGGATAATACCCGCGAAATAGCCGTTGATCTTCTGCGCGTTCATGACCTTCAGCGTACGGACGGCCTTTCGGATATCGTCCACGCTCAGGTACTTGTTGTTGGCCTCGGTGGCGTCGCCGCCTACCAGCTCGCTTCTATCCTTTGCGCCGCCGGCATATACCACGTTGGTGCCGCCCGCCAGCACCTCGCGGGTGATGGTGTCGGAAGTCCTGCCCGCCTGAGACGCCAGCAGCCGGGTAGCCTGTACCAGGTTGTTATCAATGGCGGTCAGCTCCAGGATGTCGGACAGTTCGATGTATCCGCCATACTGCTTGATAGTGGCGCGGATAACGCCCATGCTCATCTTCTGACCGGCAGGCGTGACGCCTTCGGTCAGGGGAACAAGCGCCTTGGGCAGGCTGTCGTACTTACGGAACTCGATGGTCTTGCCGCTGTTTTTGGGAATGGGGTGCTTCTGGCCGAACTGGTCATGGATCAGCTCCGGCTCGGCCAGATTGATAAGACGCATACTGTAATACGTCTTCATTTCGTCGCTGAGACCGGGATCCAGCGTCGTGTTGGTGTTGCCGTCAAACAGGTTCAGGATGACAGGCATCAGGTACAGGTCAGTGATCGTATGAAACATTTTAGCTCCTTTCAGCATCACGGAGCCGCAGCGTCAGAACGAGATGCGTTCGCCCCTCGCTACTCTCCGCTCGATCTCCTCAAAGTCTGCTCGCGTCAGCTTTGTGGGATCGGTTTTCGTGACGAACGCGCTGTTGGAGTTGGTTCCGTTTTCGCTTGGACGGCTGCCCTTGGCCCGGACGTTATCCGCGACCTTCTTCTCCGTGCTGGCGGCGGCGGCCTGTACCGCATTGCCTATCAGCTCGTCAAAATGGAGCACCTTATAGGCATGCTCCATGGGTGTTCCCGCCTGCAGCAGACTAACAAAGTCCTGATTCTGGAGCTCCTGCATCAGGTCAAAATTCTGGTACAGCGGATTGCCCTTCATGGCTTCCGCCTCCATGTACCATTTTTCGCCCTGTGCCTTGATCTGCGCCTCCTGCTGCTGCATCTGCTGGGCGCGGAGCAGTCCGGCGTTTTCCCGCTTCAGACGGCGGAACTCCCTGTACTGATCCTCGCTCATGCCAGCCTCCTCGGCAGCTTCGCTCCAGTACGCATGATCGTTGTCCACAGCTTCCAGCAGACGCTTTGCGTCACCGTCCTTAATGCCGTAACGCTCCATCAGCGTGTCCAGCACAGGCCGGTAAGACTGCATCTGCTTCTCCATCTCCCGCGTTTCCTTGAAACGGCGGTCGATCATCCGCTGCGTCTCCTGCGTATACAGATCCTTGTAGTCCTCGGTGATCAACTTCTGGAACGCTTTCTTGCGCTCCTCCAACGCGTCGGATGTGGTTTCCACATCCTTTACCTTCTCAGCCCCGGCGTCAGGCTGCTCCTTCTGCTGCGCGGCGGGTTCCGGCTGTTTGCCATACTTCACGTTCTGCAGCGCGCCCGATTTGCTCTGGCGGGTGGTACCGGAGCTTGCCTGTGTCTCGCCCTGTGCGGTGGCAGCTGTCGCCCCATCGCCGCCCTCGCCGTCAAAGAGGCCGAGGGAGATTTTGTAAAGGTACATATCTGTTCCTCCTTTGATTCGCGGGCATATCGCTCCCGTGCAGCGCCCCCTATCCACCATTGCGGCGGGCGGCGGATCTTCACCGCCGTAACACCGCGCAGGCAGGGAGGAAGTATCTATATCATAGAAAGGGGGCGCGGTCTCCCGCACCCCTAAAACGAAAAATATTTTTATTTTTTTTCGATTTTTACGGAGATCGCCTCCGGCTTGGCTTTTTCCAGCTGCAAAAAGCCAATTTTAAGCAGGTCATACAGCCACCTCCCGCCGTGCCAGCGCAGGTACGCATCCCCACTGTCCAGCCGTTCCAGCACCAGCTCCGCCTCCTGCGTGTTGTGCAGCCAGCCCGCCGCTGTGTACAAGAGACAGCTTACCGCCGCACACACGTCAGGGTATCCTGTGGCGTGTCCCTTGCACATCACGGAGCAGTTATCCCCGTGATGCAGTGTTACCTCCGTCATAGGCTGGGCGTACTACGCTTTGCCAATGCCTGCCCGTAGCCGGTCATAGGCACCTGCGCCGCCATGATGCCGCTTGCAAGCTGGCTGGTGGCCTCCGCAGGTGCGCCGCCGCCAGTCTGCGCCGGTGCAGCGCCCGCGCTTTCCTGCGGCATAATAGCGCCCGTCAGCATGGCAATCTGCGACTGCATCTGCATCAGCATATTCAATAGGGTCTGCCCCTGCATCACCTTTTCCCGCACGGTCTGGATGCCCTCGAAGTCCATCATCTCCAGCGCCGTCAGACTGGCCTGCGCGTTGTCAGGATTGAAAAAGCCCAGGGAGTACAGTTCCTTGGCCCGCTCGTTCTGCTCCATGCGGGAGAAAGGATTCTTTTTCTGCGCCTTGATTTTCAAGTCAAACACAGGCTTTCGGAACATCTCGTTGCCCATCGTGTCCAGCCCCGTCATCTGATCCTGCAAACCAGTGTTGTCGAAGTCTACGAACTGATACTCGTTGCCCTCGCCGGTAATGCGAAAGCTGCGGCTCACATCGTAAAATTGCCGCATCAGCTCCACACACAGCAAGTTAATTTGTGTGTAGGCTCGATAGCTGGCGGCGATCATATCCCGGCTTGCCTTGTTTCCGGCCTCCTGCAAGGCGGCAATAGCCGCTGCCGCCGTCACGTTGGTGGTGCCGCCGGAGTTTACGTCCCGGTTTGCCGCCGTGTCCTTCATTTCCTCGATCTTCATCTGCGCCACCGTGACGTAGATATCAGAAAGCGGCTGGGTGACAATCTCCTTGATCCGCTGGTCGCCGATCTCACCGTTGACGTGTACCAGCGGGCGATTCCAGTCAATAAACTCCTGTTCGTTGATGGCCGTACTTTCCGAAACAAAAAAACGCTTTTTGGTCGCCATCATCGCGTTTTCCAGAATGTTGGCGCTGAGCTTATCAATATAAAGCTGGGGGTCTTTGCAGATCGCCACATAGCCAAAGCCGATAGGCGTACCCTTCTCCGGGTACATGACGTCCAGCACCACCGGATACATCCCGTGGTCGTAAAAGCCACGCTCCCGATACTCCGGATCGTTTTCGCTGGCGTACAGCAGGGTGGAGCCAACAAACTTGACGTAGTGCAGCGCCGTCCTGCCGCTGGGTGTCTTGACCTTGTAATACCAGTCCACTACCACGCTCTTCTCGCTGGTGTCCACGGTGTCGTCATAGATGTACTCCTTCACGTCCACGACCTTGCCCTTCTGCTTGCCCTTGAGCTGAGGGTACTCGCTGTCCAGCAGGTCGTTGTCCACCAGATCCACGATAAACAGATTCCGGCTCTTCTGGATGTCCGTGATCCCCGGCTCCCAGAACAGGTTCAAAAGGTCGATGTCCCGAATCTCGATGTCGCCCAGCCCGTTGTCCTTCTTGCTGTCCCAGAACACGCCGTACACCGCCGTGCCGTGCTTCAGCTTTTCCCACCAGTTGTCGGAGTACACCTGCTCAAAATGGTTATACTCCTGCACCACCGGCAAAATCTGGCTCAGCGTCTTTGCGCTCTGCTCGTCGCTCTTTTCACGGGGCAGCACCACCGGCTCCGGATAGTTGTCCATCGCGTCCGCGTGCTTATTCTGGATGGTGTTAAACAGCCACGCCGACGTAGGCTTGGGCTGGGGAGGGGAGGAGAGGACTTCCTTGCCGCTCTTGTCCACCAGCTTGGCCTTGCTCTGCCCGATGCCCTCCCAGTGCCGCAGCTCCCACCACAGCTCGTCGTTGACCACCCGGCTCTCCAGATTGCCCTTGCCGTTTTTGTACCGCGTCAGCAGGTCGATCCCGCGCTCCACGTCCTTTTCTGTGATGGTGGGCGTGTCGTCCGTCCGCTCCAGCAGCATCGCCGCCATCTCCGGCGGCATACCGTCTTCCGGCACAATGCCGGGGATGCCGTATCTCTCCATATCCTTTTCCCCCTTAATAGGTCTGATAAAATGCGTACCGGCTGGGCCTGTACTCGTCCTCTGTGTCCAGCGGCGAATAGGGACGCTCCACGATGTGTCCCATGTCCCTTGGCCCGATAGGGTTTTTCATACAGACGTACCGCAGCTGGTCGTAGATGTGATCCTCGCCGTCCGTGTCGATGTCCTCCACGTCTGTCTGGTCATAGACCAGGTTCGGAACCGTCCGTATGAAGTTCTTGCAGGTGTTGAACACATACAGCATCGGCACGCCGTCTGCGTCGAACGCCAGCCGGTGGTGAATCTGCATCTTGCCGTTGATCCGTGCGTGGTCGCCTTTTTCAAAGTAGACACGCTCACGCTCCATCAGAGCACCCACGCTCTCCGTGCCGTCGCTCTGCCAGATCGCCGGGTCGCCCACGCGGTGTATGTCCCGCCCCCGCAGGTTTGGGTCGTCCGCCTCGATGCGCCGTATCTCCTGCGCTACCTTGGTCGGCTCCCACATCACGCCACGGTTGGGCGTCCCGTTGCAGCCGTAAAACTCCCGGATATGGTACATCCGCCTGTTTCTGTCTACCGCGTACCACCCCACGGAAAAGGGACGGGAGTAGCCCCAGTCCAGCCCGCACCAGATCACCCAGTCCTCCGGTATCCGAAACGGCTCGATGACGTGGGTCTGCTTCCTGTCCAGATAGTGCTCCCGGTCGTTTTTCCACTCCGTGAACACCTGCCCCTCGAAGCTGTCCCAGTTGCCGTACAGCAGGGCGTTACGCTCCGCCTCCGGCATACTGGCCAGCCGCTGCACATATAACGGATCATTCTCCATCAGGATCTTGTTGTCAAACACCGAGGACGGCACGAATATCCGCTGCTGCTGCCCCGTGTGCTTTTTCCCGTCCGGCGTATACCACACCGCCTCCTCTGTGATGGGCTGCATCGGCGGTGCCGCCGTGATAAACCGCTCCTTGACCCATCCATGCCCGATGTTGCCGGGGTTGGCGGTGGAGCGCATATAGACCCGTGTCCCCGCCCCGTTGGGACGATTACGGGATTTCAGGTAGTCGTACTCCTCCTGAGTAAAATGCGTCAGCTCATCAAAAGCGATAAAGTCATACGCCTGCCCCTGATACTGTATCTTGTCCTGCGGCCTGTTCATACTCCCGAACACGATTTGCGCACCGGAGGGAAACCGCCATGTGTGGTTGCTGCCGTTGTACCGCGCCTTTGGATACGCACGGGGGTAGTAGTTCAGCGTCTTGTCGATCAGCTCCCGCAGCTGAGGGAATGTCTTGCGCAGGATCAGCGCCTTGTACCACGGTATATGCACCTGCCGCAGCGCTTCGATGACCAGCGCGTCGCTCTTGCCGCCGCCCGCCGCCCCACCATACAGGGCTTCATATTCCGGCCTTGCCATAAATACGGCCTGCCGCTCCTGCGGTTTCCACACGATCTCAGGCATCCGTCTTTACCTCCGGCATCAGCACCACGCCGATCTCCTGCCGGTCTGCCTCCGGCGCTTTCTCGCGCCACCCGAAATTACAGCTCAGACTAAACTTTGCGCCGTTCGCGCCGTCCCGGTCATATAACCGCGCCTCTGCGTATTCTTCGCACCGCGCCTTTGCTCGCGTGACCGTGTCCGCGAATTCCGGCCTTGCCTGATAATCAATCAACGCCTGCCGCCCGGTAAAGCCTAATGCCAGAGCCAGCCCCGTGATCGTCGGAGGCTTTGCGTTTATGATGATAGGTATCCCATACTTATCCCGCACCGTGCATCCGTCGTCCCCGATAAACGGCTCTCCCTCGCACGCCTTAAAGTAAGCATCAATCGCCGCCTGCATCGCCTTTACGCTTTTCCATTTTCTCGGCGCTCCTGCCGGCATACGCTCACACCCTTTCTTTCCTGACGCAGCGGCCTCCCACCACTGGCCCTTGTCATTGCCGCGTCCTTCCCCGGCTTTCGCCTCGCCTGTATTCCATGTCTCCCCTGGGTCACATTTTTAAGAGGTGCGGGAAGTCCTGTTTTATGTAAGCAGACTATTTGGGCCGCATCCCTTACAGCGGTCTGCCAGCGCATCGCCTGTTGTTTTACACAATCGGTCGGGTGCCACCACGCATCCATACTGTCCTACACAGCGGCTTTGTCCTAAGACAACCGCCACCACACCGCATCCACGCCTCGGATTTCTTTCGGCACGCCGGCACCCGAACCAACCACGGACTTTTCAGCCCTGCGCCGGTACGTCGGTCGCATCCGTTTCTTCATTCACAGCCGGAGCCAGCCAAATAATTATTATTCGTCCTGCCGCTTTCGTACAGCGCACAGGAAAGACCACTTCCGCAGGCTTACGCTCCGTGCGGCTGCGAGGCAAGGGGCCACGCCTATGGTGCAGACGGCTGGACTCGAACCAACGACATACCTCCTGGCGCGGTGCTCTACCGACTGAGCTACGTCTGCATATTGCTCCATCCGGGCGGAGCCGAAGCCCCGCCCATCAGGAAAGAAGGGTGAAAAGAAAAAGAATGGAGATGCAGAGTTTGCCCCCGCATCTCCCATGATAAAGTGCGTTTTTTCAATTTTTCCACTTTTAAGTGGAATTTTCAAAATTTATTTTTCTGCAATATCTACCACGCAGGGATAGTCCGTCCTTCCCATCAGATAGTCCACCGACACGCCGAATTCATCCGCTATGCTCTTCAGCGCGTCCATCGTCGGCTTCGCCGTCCCAAGCTCATACCGGCGTATAGCATCTGAATTCAGCCCGCAGCGCTCCGACAGCACATACCGCTTCAGTCTCTTTTTCTCCCGCAGCTTTCTAAGCCGTTCCGGGAATTCGCTCATGTCAGCACCTCCTCCGGGAAAAACGTCTCCCGCACGCCCTTGCACTCCGCCACGATATAGCGCCCCTTCGGATGCACATACACCACCGTTGCCTTGCGCACAGGGTACAGATTGTCCTTTGTCGCCCCGGCGCCGGGGAACGGCTCCGGCATCGTCAGAAACCGCGCACGCACGATATCACCCTTCTGCATTGGCTCCGTCCTTTCGTTCACCGTAGGAACAGAAGTCCTCCGGCTTGCGCTTCTGCCAAGCCGCTGCGTGTACGTTGCCGTCCGAGTAAATTTTCAGGCAAACGCCCATGTCGTAGTGCTTGCAGTCCTTGCAGCGCACCACGACCTCTGCGTCTACGGTGGGAAGCTGCTCTGCATACTCCAACACCGTCTCAATGCCGTTGATAAAATGCTCGTTGGCGTTTTCTTCGTCACAACGGTTCGCCCGAATGGGAAACTCTTGCAGTTTGTCACCATCAATCAGCCGCATCGTTGTCACCTCCGTCCATCTTCGCGCCGCAGTTGGGGCAGTAAGGCGTGAGGTCAAACCCCACTATACGCCTGCACTTCGAGCACCTATAGCCACTAATAGGGTCTATTTTATGCACACGCGCCCACACCCCATGCACCACCGGGGTAACATCAGCAGCGGGGATCTCGTCCAAAAGCTGTTCTGCGGCGTATGCGTATTCGATATGCAACAACCTCTTTGCCTTTTCCCTGTCGATGTATTCAGCCATTGTCGTTCTCCTCCCCGTTGAACCACTTCCGCAGTTCGTGAGCGCACGAAACACACAGCTCGTAGTCGTTGTCGTTTATGTCGTTCTTAACTCGCCGCATACCGGCATAGGTGACGGAGTTAAACGGGTTGATCTCCGCTCCGCAGCGGTCACACACTCTCTTTGTTGCCATTGTCAGCCCTCCTATTCCATGCTTCGATTGCTTTTTCTTTGCTGGGTAGCCCCGAAACTTTCATCTTCTTTGTGTGGAGGCCATCACCAGCCCTATATCTCCCACAACCGGCATCCCACCCAAAGTCTGCTCTATCGTAGGTATCGTACATATGGATAACAGTTGCAACTCCTCCGCACTCAGGGCAGCGTTTCAATTCAGCCATTTTTCATCGCCTCCAGTGCCTTCTCCGCCTCCTCGCGGGTCAGAAAAACCGTCTTGCCAATTTCCCCCGCGCTTACACCTGCCAGAGATTTCCAAACAAACCCTTCTACAATGTCCCATTCGATAAACAAGCCGAACAATTCCACGCGGATGGCTTTAGCTTTATACACACTGATTGTTTTTCTGCCCGTTACTTCGTAAAGCATATCGCCCACTTTGCACGGCAGAACCTTAAGCCGCCCAGCGGTCTCGGCCTCCATCCACTCCGCGATTTTCCGATGCAGCGGCCCGGTGGTGTCATGGGCCAATTCTTTGACCTGCTCCGGCGTCAGCCCCGTGTCCTCATATTCCGCCAGTCGGTCTTTCACACGATTGCGGCAGTACAGCGCGGTGCAGTCAGCCATCGGCTTACCATGCTTACCTGTCCAATCCGCTTCGCACTTCTGGCAGTCCATCATTGCCTGTCCATCGGTGTCGCGCTTCGTCAGTCGTTCCATCACTCCACCTCCTGCATCCAGAACTCACGGCGGCAGTCGTAGCAAATTATCGGAGCGGCATCTTTTTTCTTCGGGCACACGTTGTCTCCATAGACATCTGCTGGGCAGGCGTACAATACACTTTGACTATCAATCCTTGCACAAGGATAGTTGCCCAGAAACACGCTCTGCCGCGTTTTTCGTGGATGTGCGGCAGACCATTCCTCAACGACCTTAACGGCTTTTTCGGGGTTTTCAAACATCCACAGACAGCATTCGCTCATTACCGGTTTTGCTTCATCCACGCGGCATCCTTCGCAATCCGGCGAAAACGAATTACACATTCTTGCTCTTCCCTGCAAAAACTTCACAGCATCCATTTACTTTTCCTCCTTGCTAAGTTTCAGCCACGCCAAAAACTGTTCGTGGTACTTATGGTACTCGAAAATCAGACTTTCCCCCTTGCAGACAGCCCGAAACTTGTCGCTAAACGCTATCCATGCACAGCATACCAACCACCCGAGAAACCCGACGATGGCAACGCACAAAAGCCCTCCGCCCAGCCCACACACGATAATACCGATAATGCGAAATACAGCGTCCA